AAAAGTATGCAGCTACTGCTGATACTGCCAGTGCAGAGAATAAGGTCATTACAATAAATGACATGTTGCTTTGTTTAACCATCAGGACTCCATTTAATCGGTTCAAAGTCTTTTAGAAAGCTAGCTCGGATTCTTACATGTAACATATCGTTGATACAGTTCTCATCGTGTCGTTGTTGCCATTGTAATAAGAACTCTTGCATCTTTGCTGGTGCTCTAGTAGGGTATTCAATTATTACTTCCTTTGTCAATAGTTCAGATACTAAGAGAGCGTTCCCTCCTTCTGCTTTACTTTCCTCTAAGACTGTTTTTATCTTAGTCGAGCTACCAAAGTACTTCTCAAATTGCTTGTCTGTCTTACAAGAGTATCCTATGTAATATCTACCGTCTGGGAAATATGTACAATATACTCTGTGCGTTTGTATTGGTTTCTTTTTTCTTTTTGCCATATATGTATTTATATAACCTGTTAGTGGTTTCTACCACCATCAAAGACACATATAAAATATAGCTCTTCATTATTATCGTTGATTACCTTATGAAAAGCACCATCATATATTAGTTTCACATCACCTTCTTTGACTACAGACATTTTATCGTCTATCTTCATTATACCTGAGCCTTTAATGAACAAGTATATTTCTTCTTGTCCTTCGTGTATGTGGCCAGTTGTTTCTTTACCTGGCTTTAATAATGTACTGCTTAGTACTAGGTTGTTTAGCTCTGTGTTATCTGTAACAGTATATGTACTGTTCTTTTTAACCACTTCGCCTCCAACATCATTAACTGTTAGCTTCGTATTCTTCTTGGTATACGTCATTCACTTTATACTCCTCTTCTAGTTCAAGTTCCTCGCCACAATATGGACAGAACTCGATATTATAAAAGTGTGGTTCCATGTCAGCCTCGATCACCGCGACTGCCTCACACTTCTCACATTCTATACGTTTCTTAACCACGGACTGCTCCCCACACATCACCCCAGTTTCCTTTCAGGGCGCCACGTGCATAATCTGTTGATCTATTTTCAAAAAAGTTTGTATGGGTAGGAGCGTTAATCATCTCCTCTACCCATAGTAATGGATTTCTTTTCACTTTAAATATTCCTTTCATTCCCATACTTATAAGCCTTCTATCAGCAATATATCTAATGTATGTTTTAACATCTGCGGGTGTCAAGTTCTCCATGTCTCCCATTGAGAACGCTAAGTCGATAAACTTCTCTTCTAGTTCTACCATCTTCTCTGCGATGTCGTATATCTCTTTCTTAAGTTTATCATTCCAAAGCTCTGGGTTCTCGTTCACATAAGTCTTAAATAGTTTAATCATAGACTCTGAGTGCATTGTCTCATCTACAATACTCCACGTTATTATCTGTCCCATACCTTTCATCTTACCGTGACGTGGGAAGTTTAACAACATAATAAAAGATGAGAACAGTTGCATTCCTTCTGTAAATGCTGAGAAGGCTGCAATGTTTGTAGCTATAGACTCTGGTGTTCCGTTAGCTGCTGACAATTCCAGGAAGTATTCATGCTTATCTGCCATCGTCTGATACTCTAAAAACTCGCTGTATGTACTATCAGGCATACCCAATGTCTCAATTAAATGTGCGTAAGCAGCTACATGGAGAGCCTCTCTGGCTGCAAACCCTGACAACATCATACGAACTTCTGGTTGTGGGAAGTGTGGTAGATAGTTATTGATATAACCTCCTGCCACGTCAATATCCCCTTGTACAAAAAATCTAAATATATTCGTAAGGAATGCTTTCTCAGGATCGTTTAGTTTATCCTTCCAGTCCTTTACATCTTCTGCCATTGGTACTTCTGTATGTAACCAATGTGATTGTTCATGTTTTAACCACGCGTCATACGCCCATGGATAATTGAACGGTTTAAAATAATCTCTTTCATCTGTTAGTTTTAATTTAGCCACCATATCTTACCTCTTAATTTGTGCCTTTATCTATGTGGCCACTATTTGTGAAACCCCATTCTCGTTCTTTACACCAGAAACATTCACCACACCTGCCACGGATTAACTCCACGCAACTATGTGATAGTTCTGATATAGGTTCTAATACTTGTTGCTCGTGAGCTATCTCTATTAGTTCATCCTTTGTCATGTCTGCAAATGGTTGTCTTATAAGATCTCTTACAAGTTGCCCATTGTGTACTGCATCACTATCCCTTGAAAGATTCCTCTCTCCTGGTGTGTGATATGAGCATAATGTTTCATACTCTGGTGGATAAGCATTGACACCTGTATAAACTGTGTCTGCATATCCTTCGTCTACAATAATTCGTATGCTACCGAGTAATTGCTGTGCCACTTCTGTTCCTATAAAAGGATCTTTTCTATTCTGATCTATGCCTGGATCTATTACAAAAGGGTGCAACTGTTTTGTGCCGTACCATTCACTACTCCACCTTAACATTCTTGTAGCATAAGTTAAAGCGCCATCTACTTTAGGTACTGTAAAAGGAATACATTTCTGGTTCCTCTCTAAACATACCCCATATATCATATGCCATAGTAATGAAGAGTCAAGTCCACCTGATACTACAACACCTATCACTTGATCTCTTGGTATGTATATATCGTAATAATAAGGGTGATGCATTATAGTCTCTTCTCTACCATTTTCGGAAAGTGTCTCTCTATCATTTTCGCCATCTGTTTTACTGTTTCAGGTCCAGGATGATTACCATCACTAGCTCTGTCTGTGAATTCAATAGGTGTAATATTCTGATTAGAAGAGTCTATAGTCTCACTTGTAAACATACCTGACTGCTGTTCAGCCCTATCAAATATTGCCTGGTTCCATTCACTCTTTCCAGGTCCCTCTTTAACATCTTTCAAGTTATGAAATAATGTCCATTGTGTTAGTTTGTCTCCACATATTAATTCCACAGAGTCTACTATTAACTTAGAATATTCTTCTTGTGTCATTTTCATATTAAGTACCCAATCCTTACCTATCTTTGCCGTTGTAAAATCTGGCTTTGTCCAATGTCCTATTGGCAGTACCGATCTTTGTGCTGGACTGCCCTCATTATACATTGCTATCCTATAAGGCGAGGTCCAACCAATACATATTCTCTCGGGCATACCATGTGTTCTAATAGCATCTATAACCTTCATCCAAATATGCCAATTAGACTCACCTGGATATGCAAAGTTATTAACAGGACGCCAATTGTCTATAACATTATGTAGCTGATCTTTAGGATCTAAATGGAGTCCATAAACACATGAACAACCAAATAGAGCTATAGACGAACTCCAATGTGTATAATCTATAGGGTGCGGTTGATATTCTTTAACAACATAATTCCGCATTATCCCTCACACGCTAGGCATTCGCCATCAGCTATGGCAGACATATCTAATTCTTGTATTATCTCTCTTTCAATACGTCTACTTACTTTGTCTGCTTTGCCTAACTTCTCTGAACGGCAATAGTATAATGTTTTAACACCCGACTTCCAGGCTGAGAAATGTACTGCATGTAAATAGGCAATGTTAACATCAGGCCTAAAGAACAAGTTCAAACTTTGTGCTTGGTCTACAAACATCTGTCTATCTGCTGCGTGTTCTATTAACCACCTCTGATCTATTTCCATAGCTGTTTTAAATACAGACTTTTGTTCATCAGATAGCTGTGTTATATGCTGTACTGAACCGTCGTTACTAATAATGCTAGACCACACCTCGTCATATTTTGTCCTAGGGTGTGTCTCACAATAATCTGTAATTAGTTTATCCAGGAATTTATTTTTATTGAGATACGCCCCAGACAATGTGTCTTGTCTGTAAGCATTAGCTCTCCACGGCTCAATAGATGGGCTAGTGTTCCCCATAATAATAGAAGAGGAAGCATTGGGAGCAATAGCCATAACATGACTAAAACGTAAGCCTCGTCCCTTTGCGTCTGGCGCTTCGCCTCTCTCTGTTCCAAGTTGTATGTTTGCTTCATCTAGCTTTCCTCGTATGTGTCTAAACATTCTAAGGTTGGCTCCCTTGGCTCCAGCGCTTTCCCATGCAATCAAGTTTTTCTGAAGATAGGCATGAAACCCTAGGGCTCCAACTCCAATACTCCGTTCTTGTGCTGCTGAGAACTTAGCTCTTGATACTTGATCAGGTGCGTTCTTAATAAAGAATGATAAGACATTGTCTAGCATCTCTGCTATGTCTTTTAAAAATAGTGGCTGTCTACTCCAGGCATCATAGTATTCTAGATTGACTGAGGATAGACAACACACCGCTGTTCGTTTTTCGTTTGTAGGTAAAATAATTTCAGAGCATAGATTGCTTTGGTGGATCTTTAATCCTTTTTCTTTCTGGAAGTCCTTCATCTCACGATTACTTGTATCGATGTAATGAATGTATGGCTCTCCAGTTTCCATTCTAATCTCTAATATCTTTTGCCATAAATCTTTGGCAGAGACGGTTTCTCTTATTAAGCCTGAATTAGGATCAACTAAGTTCCAACCGTCATCTGCATCTGGGTCTGTCATGCATCGTTCTATAACCTGCATGAAATTGTCTGTGATGTTTATTCCGTGATGTAAGTTCAGGCATCTCATATTAGGATCGCCTGTTGGTTTCCTCATCTCAAGGAACATTAGAACATCTGGATGACTAATGTCAAGGTAAGTAGCGTAACTGCCACGTCTAGTACGACCTTGACGGTACGCCAGACATGAGGAGTCATAAGTCTTAAGATGAGGCATGACACCAGTAGATTTATCATCACTAGATCGAATGCCAACGCCAATGCCCACACCACCACCAAGCATAGATAGCCAACTAGTTTCTGATAAATTTTCAACTAATCCCTCCGCTGTGTCGTTAATGTAATTTAAAAAACATGATATAGGCATACCACGTTTGGACCTTCCGTATGAAAGTATCGGAGTACTATACGATAGCCAATGTTTACTGGAGTAATCATATAGTCTTTGTGAGTGTTCTGGATTAGAGCCAAATATTGAACTTACATAGGCAAACCTCTCCTGTGGAGATGACTCTGTCTCCAGCATGTAGCTTTCTTTTAATCTTTGTATGCCTAGGTTGTCAAATAAGTTATCCCTATCATAATCAACCGTAATTCCGTCTATTAGACCCTTTGCCATTATTATCTACCCTAAATATCCAGCGCTTGTTCTACGTCTGGAAAATGTTGACCAATGATAGACCAACATCGTTGCGCTACCTCTCTATGTTCTTTTTGTGTTTCCTCACCAGTTCTTAACTCGCAATAGTGAATCCACGATCTTAACGTCCCTGCCATAATAAGAGTTGTTTCTGTTAACCCCTCAGGCAATAACGCTCTTGCTTGTTCTTTAGCAATACCCATATTAATAGCTTCTACATACTTCTCTCTAGCTTGGTGTCCCAATATATCTTGCATCCTTGACCAATTCTTGGCTACTTCAGTTTTAGGATCTACTTCAATAGAGTTTTGCCTGTTAGCATCATCTTGCATTCTACATTCCCTGTCGTAAATAACATCAGGAGCTTCAGCATATCGCTGACTAAACTCTTGAAAGCTAAAACTACGATGTCGTATAATCTGTCGGGATATATCTCGGGTAGTAGTAATCTGTAAAGTGATAGAAGCCATCTCGAAAGGGCTCCAATGTTCATGTTTTATTAAGTATTTAAGCAATTTAGGGGCTGTTACCTTGTTGTTTTGATTCCCTGGGTTGCTTACCCTAGCTGCCCATGCTACTAGCTCTCCTGGTGTAAGACATCCGGTTGTAGCTGATGGTTTAGTAAGACCTACTAATTCAACTTTCATTAACATTTTCTCCAATTAGTGTATTTTAGTTCTGCTTGTAAATTGCTGAACGTATTATAATTTATAATACCTTCAACGTCTAGACCTGCCAAGACCATCTCATTTATATCTTTTTGTTCTATATTATCAGGCCATATAACTACGTTGTGACCCTTAGTAATATGCGTATGTAGTATATCACATACCTCTTTATTTTTAGGTTGGTTGTCTATGATAATGATATCATTTTCTCCAGGAACTATTTTATTAAATGACGTACCCGCACATGCTATACTGTTATCCAAAAATAAACTATCTAATGGACCCTCAACAATTTTTACAGGCTTCTCTTTACTTATAACATCTAGGCCAAAAATAGTGGGCGCTTCATCAACTATCTTTACCATAATGTACCTTAAGGTTGAATTGCCATAATCTCGTAATGTCAGGCCTGTAAGTCTACCTTTCTCATCAAAGAATGGGATAACTAGGCGAGGTTGTTTAGTTGTAATTCTGTCTTTGTACTTAGGAGCGAGCTGAGATATTGTACTAATATCATCTACATGATATAATCTCTTCCACTTATCCTCAGGGATTTGCCTAGACTTTACATAGTCCACTGCTATGTGAGAATGTGTATCACCACATGCCTCAGCTAGTTTATCTACTCTGTCCATAAGAGTATCAATTAACTTCTCATCATGTAAATGATCAAAGTTAGGTTTTGTAAAGTTAAACTCTGGTGTCTTATTATCGCGATTGCCTGACACCCCTTCACTATACCGTTCCATCACATATTCCTTGTGTAGTCTTGGGTCTGTTATTTTTAATAGGCCACCGAAAGTCTTACCTTCATTACAATTATGACATTTAAAGAACATGTCATTTTTCTTCTTGTATATGTAGCCTCTAGCCTTATTCTTCTTCTTATCACTATCACCACAAATCGGGCAACGGAAATTGAATAAGTAATCATCCTTACGCTTGAATTTCTCCCATCTATGGGAGATCATGTTTATGTACTTCAAATCTATATGTAACATAACCAGTATTATACGACCTATGACTGCTTATGTCAATATGTTTGTGTACCTTTTGGTGTGATTAGTTCTAGTTGAGCATGAATTCAGCAATACTACCCATATTAGGGGCTAAAGCTGATACGGCAATTAGGACACCGATGAGAATCCATCGCCATTGTTCTAATTTAGCTATTCTGTCTTCTAAATGAGATTGTTCTCTATTAACATCTTTTCTAAGTGCGTTGATAGCGTCTAATATTTTCTCTTCCGAAGTTTTCATGTCCGATCGGACATCTCTATGTTCGTCCATTCTTTCCCTCGATGCGGTTGATATACGACTATGAAGTTCCTTAATTGCGTCTGCAGATTCCTTTCGTCGTTCGGTTACTAATCGTTCTGTATTATCTATTCTTTCATCGTGTACTGCGAGAATAGCACTTATATTAGCGCTTGCATTTCCTATCTTATCAATAGCATCATCAAGTTTAGCAAATAGGTGACCCATTGAAGCTACATCTGCCTTGATTGTAGCAATTTGGGCATCATATGGTTTACTTGTTGGCATTCTTTTTCTTCTTTTTTCCAGTTAGTCTTCTATTCATTGGCATGAACACAGGGTCTCTTCCTGGCTCTCCTTGAGGACCAACACCGATACCGGCTACTGCTCCCCCACCTACTCCATTCATCTCGTTCATGTAGTTTGTAAATGATAACATCTTTCTTTCTAAAAGTCTAGCCTGCTGTTGTACCGTTTCGTCTAACATGTGCAGTTCTAGCAATGATGTTATCTCTACATGATCGTCCTCTTCCTTGTACTCTTTTAACAGAGCCATAGCTGCTGCAAAGGATAATAGCCTTCTAGCATTCATATCAGAAGATTTCATTAGAGCAAATTGTATTTTGTAGACAAACCTATTTAAGAAGGTGTATTCGTTCTTCTCATTACCTGTAGGGTTACGGAGTTTCTTACCCTGGGCGTTAACAATCCCTAGCTTAAAAGCTTTGGATTTTTCTATAGGTGTGGATAAAAGTTTTAATATCCTAAAGCCTACTACTGTGTCTAATGCTCTACTCATTTAAATATTCCTTAATATTTTTATTAATTCATCATTTAAAGGGACTTCGGATACTATCTTTTTAGGTAGTAACGTCCTACTATATACTTCTTCTAATGGCAATCTATTTAAAAATACAAGATAAGTTTTAAGGTTAACCCAATACTTTTCTTCTAATTTAAAAAACAACATCTCTGTCGTTCCATTACCAAATACATTATATAATAGGGTAAGATGATTTATAATAAGTCTATCATTTGGGTCTCCTGTTTTCTCGTATCGATTAAACAAGCGTTTCAAATATTTAAACCTTTTCAAATCATCTTCTAATTCCGCCATGCCAGTACAAGAAGAGTTCCTGTAATGTTTAATGGCAAAAATCAAAAAGTTATCATCATTTAATTGTTTCATACTATATTTATAAACCTATGATACCGTAGCGGAACCTCCAATAAAGTACCATTTAGTTAATCCTGCATCATATAACATTTGAGCAGATCTACCTGAAGCATTTAGCGTAATTGTATTAGCTAAGTTACTTCCTGCTATTGTAATAGCATGGCCACCACTATTGGAAGACATAATTACTATCTTTATCTGTCCGTCTGTGCCTGCTCCGATTGAACAAGCTCCTGCCCCTGAGGGGTCATTAATAAAAGTTACATTAGTATCTATGGAAAGAACACCAGCTGCTGTAATGGTATCGTGATCGCCAATGACGATCTTATCATTAAAGACAGTTGGTGTTGCTACATTCCCGAATAATTTGGCTACTGTAATTGATTTAGAGGTTGAACTCTGTACCAAGTATGTCTGGTCTGCCCCAGCTGCTGCTGTAGCTGCTGTGAGTGCTGATACTTTACTGTCTGCCATAATTTATTCCTTAAGCTACTACTGTTAATGTGCCAGCTGCTGTACCAATACCCGCTACACTTGTGATAGTAGAAACTGTTGCAGTTCCTTTATCTTTAATTGTACCTGAGTTTAGTCCAAGTGCATTAGCTCCGATGCTAAGTACATCGTCTGCTGCTGTAGCTGCGTTTGCTGCTGCTACTACAAGTGAGAATACTAATTCATTTGAACCTGTACCACTTGCGTATGAGAGTAAGTGTGGTCCACGACCTGTGCCTGTACCTTCGTTTCCGTTGGCTACTGATACTTGTGGTGTTCCTGTTACATCTACTGCTTCATTGAATCTTACTCTAGCTGAAAGCGTAAAGCCTGCTGACTTATCTGCTGCTGTTGTAATCCATTCTATTTGTGTAATATCTGCTGCACCTATTGCTGTTGCAAGTGAAGACAAAGCTACTAAAACCTCAGAATCAGCAGTTGCCCTGCCGTTACCTGTTTGTTTAGAACCTGCTTCTACTTCCCAACCACGGGCTGTAGCAAATACTTCTTTTTTCTGAGCGGTTGTAAGATACTTAGGCTTACTTTCGTCCGCGTCTGTTGCTCCCCAATTTGACATATTATTCTCCTATTAATCTATATGTGTTTTAAAATTATCGTGAGATGCATGTCCATGAGACTGCATTTTCTCTTTGTCTACTGGCTTACCAGACATATATTTATTTAAAAATTTATGTGCGTGATGTGCCTTAACTTTATGTGTTTTTCCATCTTGGAATTTAACACCATCATGTTTATCACCTAGACTAATAGCTTTTCTTAATTGAGCTACTATGTGGTCTGGGCCTTTATTATCTGAACCATCATGCTTAGACTTACCTGCTTTAGGTGGGTCCTTTTTAGTTGGTGCCAATCCATGTGAATCTTTGGCAATGTCTCTCATTGCGTCTTCTTTGGCGCCTTCTTGCACGTCGTTGTCAAAGTGATTGCCTGTGCCTTGATTCAGTTCCATTGAAGGATCTGTTACTAAAGGTACATCTGATACTTGTGCAGTATGTCCGCCTCTTAATACGTCTCTAACTGTTGCGTGAACATCTCTAATAGCTTGATTAGGATTGAATGCCTTCTTAACTGCTTTCTGATGAGGTGTATCTGTATCTGTTTCTTCGCTTTCTTTCATAGCCTTTTTAATCGCTTTGTCTTTAGAACCAAAGTACTCATCTTTTTTAGTTTCTACTTTGCCGTCACCATCATGGTCTTTCTTAGCAATTTTAGATTCTGTTTTAAATGTCTTTGTACCGTCGGCTCTTTTAGTTACTTTCTTCTCAGGATATGCTAAAGTTTTTTTGCCGTGTGCGCCTTGCTTGTCCAACCAGTTTGGATCTGCTCGTTTTCTTTTTCCTTCACCGCTGTCGTCAAAGTAACCATGTCCATGGGCGTAATCTTTAAGTGCGCCTTCTTCTAATGGGTTTTCCACTTGTTCGTTAGCATGCTTGAGATGTTGTAAAACTTCTGGGTGGGATGAAAGGCCGGGCTTTATTTTATCCATTGCATTAGCTGCTCCGGTATAATTAGTGCCTCGATATCTCTTGTCAAAGGCTATGCCTTTAGCCATTTTAATATGTTTGTCTGAGTATGTAGCTTCTTCTACATGCTTGAATAAAGATCCTTTAATAGATTCTGGAATGTCTCTAACATTGTCTACTTTGTTGTTAGCCAATGCTCGTTCTAAATTTTCTTTATACAATTCGTTAAACGCTTCTAGTTCTTCTGAAACGCCAGCTTTTTGTTTCTCTTTTCTAAGAGCTGCTGGTAGAGCCTTTAACTTGTCTTCTTTAGATCGTTTGCCGAACTTTCTGCCAAGCCTGTTAGCTCGCTGTCTCATGCCTTCTGAATCTAAATCTGAAATAAGACCTTCTTTAATAGAAGGTTTAGAATCTTGTTTAATGGTTGGTTCGTCTATTTTAGGTTTGACTGAACCACCTTGTACTGGACGCTCATCATGCTCGCCTTCATGTTTGTCTGAAGGTCTATTAGCAGCTATTGCGTGTTCCTTTTGTGTTTGGACTTCATCGTCCTTTTGTTGATCTCTGGCTTGCTTAGAAGAACCTTTCTTTTTAACTTTGTCGTCACGTTTAGCTTCTTCGTCGTCCTCAGAGCCATCAAAAACTTTTACATCTTCTTCGCTCATTGTAATCTCCTCGGTTTGATATTTTGTTTTTTGAGTGTGTAACCTAGCTCTATTATAAGTGACGTCGTCTCCAAATTGAAACCCCATCATTTTATCCAATAAACTTGACAATGCTTCTCTCTCATAAGGAGCGAGAATTTTACCCATTTTAATATTAGCTAATGCTCTATGTAATATCGGTAATTGTCTAGCTGGCATCATGCCTTGTCTAATTAACTTATCCAGACGCTGTGTTTGGGTCTCAGATTCTAGTAGAATATTTAGATTATTTCTTAACTCATTCATACTTGTATTTATACATCGTAGACTATTGATTTAACTTTTTCTTAATATATGATTGAATGAACTCTGCAGCTAACTCTTTAGGTAGTGGCAAACTATCCTTAGGTTTGCTCATATCTGACCACTTGTACTCTGGGTTAATTAACCAATTATGATATGAAAACGGCAATGGTGGTTCTACTTCTAAAGCAGGCCCTGGGACGTACCATTCATGTTCTAAGTAGTTTAACATTTGATATAGATTAGTTGTAGCACTTTTCCAATTCATGAAAGACATCTCTTCTTGGAATGTACTCTCTTCTGTATTGTATACTACTTTACCGTCTTGTTCGTCTTCTCTAAATTTTATACCTCTGTACAGATTTCCGAACCTTCCTTGAGGTCCGTCTTCCCAGAATCCATTACTAGACTCTTCCATTGTTGTCTTTTGGAATCCATACTTACCGGGGTCCATGGCAAACCTACTCTGTTCCTCATATATCCTATGTTGATCTGGAATCCATAAAGGCATTATTTGTGATGATTGCCCTACCCAATTATTGTCTATCCATTTCTTTGTTTCCCTAAGAGTATCTAGAGTTTCGTGTGGTAGTCCTGCAATTAAACTTAAATGTGCTTGAAAGTATCCTCTACTCTCCATGTGTTCTTTATATGCTAATAGGCCGTCTTGTAGTTTGCCTGAGTGCATGCCTTTACCTACAGATTTCGCTGAGGGTGTGTTAAAAGATTCTATACCATAGAACTGAGATGTTAACCCTATGTCTTCTATCATTTGCCAATCTTTAGGTTTAGATACTAACAAGTCTCCACGAATATAACCTGTCATATTAGGTTTGAATGGTAGCTTCTTAATAGCTCCTGCAAATCTCTCTAATTTCTCTGTGTAATCGTTGACTGTTTCATCAGATATAGAGTAATTAGTTGTACCCCATCTGTTGTAATTTTCCAACAGCTCATCGTGTAGGTTGTCCTCAGACCTGCTGTGATCGTCTTTAATGTTCCTGTATGTGAGGGTACAAAAGTGGCAGTTAAATATACAACCACGCCCAAACTCTACTGTGAGGACCTCCTGTGGCTCTATATAGTCCCTATCCTCGTAATGCGTACTTAGGTCTTTCATACGCGCTGCCATGTAGTTGTGGGTAGCGTCTACGCGCCTAAATGAGTGTCCATTTAGCCATTTATGTTCTGTATATGTGGGGTTGCCTTTAAGAATAGCATCCATAGCCAATTCACCGTACCCATGTACCATGTAATCTAGTGGTAGTCCTTCACAATTATGGAATGCTTGAGAGCCTCCGATGATTAGAATATCTGGGTATTCCACTTTAAACCATCTGGCAAATTCAAATAGGGTTTTGAATCGTATTGAGAATGTAGCGCTAAGTCCTAAGAATTTTGTGTCCTTAGATACTCGTTGTTTAGCAAATTGTTGTAATTGTTCTAATGTCCACGATTGAACAAAGTCCAGAACTTCAACGTCCCATCCTTGTCTCCGTAGATGTGTTGCTATCTTATGTGCGCCGGGTGCTCGTTTGATTGAATCATAATAATAATCAACCACACCACCTAATATAATTCCGTGGTTCATAATGTTATTTATGTAGGTCTAGCCTACTGAATATGAGAATGCTTTATATGCCTTACTTGCCTTCTTAAGAGTCGGTCCACCTGAAGCATGGGCTGACTTAAATTTCTTAGCCTTAGGTGCTTTATATTTACCACCTGATTTAATCTTATATCGCTTTGCCTTTTGTGAAGATGCTGAACGTACTGGTTTAGCTGCTTTATACTTCTTACTATGTCCTGGACGTTTCTTACCTCTTCCTGTAAGACGTTTAATTTCATTCTTCCTCATTTGAGGTAATAGTTTAATAGATATACGACTAACTAACGGAGCAAACTTCTTAATCATTCTTTCTAAACGAGCCTTCTCTGCAGGTGGTAAAGCACTTCTATCCCTACCCCTTAGTAGTCGTTTGTATACCATAAGCCTAGCTCCACGTGTTGCTCTCTTCTTCAGTCTGTCTGGAGTAGAACCACGTCTTAAAGCTATGTTCCTTGCAACTCTTAATTTTTGTTTGTTACGTCTAGCATTGAATCGTCTTTTTAAACGACCTTGTACTGATAGAACTTCCGTTATGTCTATATCATTTAACGGATCGCCATCGTAGTCTTCATCTTCTAGTTCGTCATCGTCATATAAACCTAAGTCTACTGCTTTATCGAATGTAAAACTCTCTGCTTCTTTTTCTAAATCTGTTACGTCGTTGTCTTCTATATACCATTCGCCATCTTTACCTGTTAGCCAATGATCGTCATCTCCTGTATCGAATGTTTCTAATTCGTTGTTAATAGGATACCGGTGTTTACTGTGGTCTGCTTGTTTGTCAGATATGTGGTCAAACCCTACAAAGTTAGCAGGATCTGCGTATCTCATATTGAAGTCTTCAACATGACATGCTTCTAATACTGATTTGTAAACAGACTTCTTAGGACGCCATGTTTGTTTTTCATTCTCAGGCTTTCTAGCTTTAATTGGTAATGGCTTTAATGGTAGTGATTTTTTACCTTCACCTGGTGTTAAGGATTTGTAGTAAGCTGTTCCTTGAGGTGTTCCCCACTCATGTCCGCCTGGTGTAGGATTGTATCTAACATCTTCTGTTGTAAACCCTTCAGGTTTGCCATTAATGTATTTGCGTACGTCTTGCTTAGGCTTCTTCGCTGCCACCATAGATGCTCTGGCTGAGTCTATCATTCTCTTATCATGTTTCTTAAGAGTTTCTTTTTGTTTGGCATTTTTATCTTGCCAGTGGCCTTCTTTCTGAGTAGTTAACGCATCGTAGTCTACCTTTTTATTGAGGGAGACTTTGTAATCTTTAATCGATTTGAATTTACTTCTGTCTACTTTGATGCCAGATTTCAATCTATCTTCAGGTTTAGGAATTTTGCCTGCCCACATGGCAGCTACATTTTCTTTCTGCATCGAAGCGTCTTGGTGTTTCCACCAATTGTGATCGTCTTTTTTGGAGAGTGCCTTTAAATCCTTGTGAGCGGATTTAGGAATTTTTAATTTTTTTTTTGCGAATCCTTAAGTGGGTTCTTGCCAATCTTATTTTTGCTGGCATCCACTTTAAGTCCTGTATCGTTTTCTGCTGTTTTAATAGTGTCACGTACTTTATCTAGTCCACGTCTTACCATAGCCCCTACACCTTCTTGTTGGTTTAGGTTTGTTACTAGTTGTCTCTGTGCTTCTTTAATACCGTACTCTTCAGGACGTCTTTCGTGTTGTTTCTTAATCGCTGCAGTCTTACCTTTTTGTGAAACGTCGCCAGTTCCTTTTTGAAACTTAGCGCCTGGGTGCAGTTTATAAGTCTTCATACCACCTTTGTCGTCATCAATGCGTTTTGTTGCTTGTGGATTGTCATCTGGATGTTTAGATGCCATTCTCTTTTTAAATATCTCTTTAGATGAAGCTTCTTTAATACCTGTAGCAGCTCCACGTCCATGTTTAGCAAATACACCATGTGCTGGTTGTTTCTTTGGCGACTGCCTATTGGCTCTCATAGCTGCCATTTGTTTCTCTGGACTTAGTTTAGGCAATGTATCAGGCTCTTTCTCATCTGCCTTCATGTCTTTAGCATTGTAGCCTTCAGACCAATCTTTTCTAACATACTCTTTTCCACCAGCTCCAATGTCCGTTACTTTTGTTTTAATAGGGCTGTTGTATTTAATCTTAATCATCTTAAGACTATCTTTCTTTGTGCTGTGTACTATCGGTTTCTTAGCTTCCATTACTTTTTCGCCGGGTTCACCGTTTACTTTAGGAGACTCAGATGGCAACCCTGCCTTCTTAAGTTTTTCCTTTGTACGTTTGTCTGAAATTTCTGGATTGTAATTGTCTCTTGAAGACTCGTTTGCTTGTGCTCGTTTAGCTATTTTCTTTGTAGCTCTAATAACGCCTTTGGCTCTTTGGACACTTTTCATGTCTTCTTTCTCGCCTGCGTCAAAATCATCTGAATGTGCTAATTTGTGAGCTCCTTTAGAAGCCAAATTACCTACTGATTTTTTACTTAAAGGTGATACTGATTTTCTAATATAATTAGATAGTGTTTGTGTTTTTAGCTCTGTGATATTATGTGATCCACCACAATGCTTACAAGAAGAGTCACATCCGCATGATCCTTTGTCGTCAATCTTACTATCACAACATGAACATGTATCGCCTGCTTTTTCTTCTGTGTACTGCTTTAGGCCTGGCTTGTCTTTGTTGAATTTTGATTTGTATTCAGTTGACTGTCTTTCAGGATACTTCTTTCTTGTTTTAGGATCTTCTGCGTCAGGATGGCCTTGTGATACTGTATAAGCTATCCCTGTAGGACCTCTGCCTTTCTCTTCTTTCATCTTTATAGATTTGAGCTCTTTAACTTCGTTGTCCTTGGCAATGTTTTTCAACAATGTGCTTGAAACAGGTTTCTTTAATGGTCGACCTGATGCTAAGTGTTCTCTTATCTCTTTAAATGTCTTCATACTCTTATTTATACACGATTAGTCTTTGGACTTTGTGTCTTCCAAAACTATTTCCGCTTTAACTCCTGTAATAGATTGTTCGTAATATACAATAATTGTCTTCTGTTGCTCTATGTAGCGTTTAAGCTCTCCCATGTTCATTGAAAGGTTCTCATAGTCTGGGACGCTCATTGCAAAGTATACTAGACTACCACCATTTTCCTTTGCAAATTTAGCTTTAAACTCTTCAAAGTTTGCCTCAGTTACAGCATAAAACTGTAATGGATACAGGGATAAACCTTTAGGGTGTCCTTGTATTGGTATTTGTTTCTCTATAAATTTTGTCTGTATTTCTACCTGATTTGGTATAAGACTACAACCACTACTAATTATCAGTAGCAGTGCTAGACTCGAGATCCGCAAGAATCTTTGCTGTTCCACTATTCACCCTCCTTTCAATTAACCCAGGTTTTCTTAGGGTCAACATTGTTAAATCATGTTCTCTAAATTTCTTAGCTAGATTATCACCATAAGCTTCTGATGCTTTTAGTTTTATACCTAACTCCTTTGTAAGCGCCTGATTTTTTTCAAAATCCTCAGCTAGCTTATCTATTGTTTGCTGACTTGTTTGAGCTGCTATTGATAGTTTAGCATTGTTCTCGGTTAAAACAGTAAGTCTTTTCTCTGTCAACCAGTAGTAACCACCAAAAGCCATTGCCATTGCAAGTATAATACCGATTAATATCTTGCTCATTTGGGAGTCTCCCATGGCGAGGCTTCGTCGTACACCTGAGCTTCTAGTTTATCTATTCGTTGAGCAAGTAATGGATAATCTGCTCTCCACTTTGCTTCCTTCTTGGCAATTTCTATATCGTATTTTTCTGATAAGTAGAACATAATGTTGTTTACTTTTACTTGGAACCAAGCACCAACTTTAGTGCTAAAGAACCACTTACTAAATGCGTTTCCAAATACTGCTGTTACACATGCTATAGCTAGTCTAGTTAATATTAACAATTCCCTGCTCCTTCTGTTAGAAATGTAGCAAAATCCATCATGCCCCTCTCCTCCTTTTGAAGATTCATACCTTCTCGGGTGGCCTTAAATAAATTCTTAGCATGATCGTCATTATGATTAACATGTAATCCTGCCTTAAATGACTTGTAATCATTGTTACTGGCATGGCTTCTCATTTTAGTGCCACTAATACCAGCTACACCTTCTGCATCAGGGTCTCTCTGTCCTGCTGATAAGATGTTTATTTTCTTATAGTTGTATTCTTTTCCATTGTACTTATGAGCCAATGCTTTAAATTGTTTTACCCTATCACTACCTACAACCATTGTTGCGTGTGTATGTCCTTCTTGGTGGAACTTTTTAAGTTGTGCTAAGAAGTGTGGGTGTTCTTTTGTTGAGTGTTCAAAGTTTACATCTGGGTGTACACTCTTTAGGAAGTCTTTTTTATGTTCGTGGTGTAAAGGATTAGATTTCTTATCCTGTGAATGACTTACAATAACTGCATGGTTAGCACCAATTGAATCTGCATGAGATTTTACTTTATCTATTACCTTAGAATGTCCAGCAGTTGGAGGGTTCATTCTACCATATGAGAATACTATATGTTTATCGTTATTTTCTGTTGTCATTTTTATTAAAGTTTAGCGCACTAAACTCCTTCCTGTCTACGAATTTTGATGGTCTGCCACCTCTTATGGCTACAAACCCTTCTGGTTTAACTTTCTGTCCGTCTACTTCATGCCCCCATTCTGACTTCTGAGACATTGTTTTTGTAATAACGTCTTTAGCTGCCTGTAAGTGTTTGTGCATACCCATTGGTCCTGTGAAGTGGTCCTTATTCTTATTTATATGTCCCATGGTATTATCCATGGTAGTTTGGTGTCTGGCTTTAGCTTGATCTGTCTTAACGCCATCTATCTTCTTCTGATGGCTCTTAGCGTGATGTGCTACAAACCCCTCATGCGAGTGTTCTTCACCTGTCCGTACTGTATGATTAATGTAAGTCTTCATTGCCACAGCGTGTTTCTGGACTGTCTCATGATGTTCTTTAGGGGTATTTTTGAAGTGTGCTACAGCCTGTTCCAAGTGATGGTCTACTTGCTTACGATCTTCTAAGCTATACCTGTGGCTAGTAACATCGTGGTTAGCACTCATAAGGTGCACATCTTTGTGCTTTGTGAACGTCTTAGCGTCAATAGCGCCGTGTTTAGCCTTCATATCCGCTATAGTCTTACCCTCATACTCCGTGTGTATCGCTAACCCTAGCTTAGCTCTCTTAGCTGCTTTACCGTGTTCTGAGTCTGCTGGGGCGTGATATGTTATTAACTGTGGTGTAAAGTCTACCCTGTTGTTCTTCTTATCGTGGTTCACATCGCCCGCGTGCATGATGTCCGCTTGGTACACACCATTTGGCTTTATCTTGTGAGCGTGATCTAAGGCACCCTTGAGCTTACTTACTAAGCCAGGTGCATGTCCATGATTCTTATCTATATCCTCATGGGTGTGATTAATCTTTGGTGTTTTGTTGAATGCTGACTTGGATGCTACAAAGAACTTGCCGTTCTCTGGGTGTTTCCCAAATACAACAGCTGGACTGCCATCGTACTTAATAGTTGTATCTGTTTGAGATTTCCCTTTACCTTGTAAGTCGTTGTGGACATCATTTATAGTATGGAATGCGTGTCCAAAACCTTTATGTCCAGCATGGATAACGTGGTCCTCAACATGCTCTAGATGTTTGAGTTTATCCTCTTCTTTGTCTTCTTTTAAAAATTCAGTAAATCTCATGTTAGTATTTATAATAATTTTATAAAGGGAAAGTCTAATCTTTTACTTTTCGTCCCTTTTAATTTCATAACCTCCTCTACGGGTAATGGCACAGCAAATTCTGTTTCTGAATAATATAATGTCTTATCAATATTCCTATCCACAACACCTTTCCTGCCTATTCTATTTAAACATACGATATTACCTGAATGTCTTTCTGAGACATCTGGTAACTCTTTTATTCTTTCTATAAACTCTCTGTCTCCCCAATGATGTCCTGTAAAGGACTCATCATAACCACCAGCTTCCCAATACAAATCCTTATTTATTATAAAGGAGTTCATATGTCCTGGATAAGTTAATATCTCTTGTTTATGTTTCAGCCAACAATCATGCTGATAAAACGATCTAGGATTGTAGACCTTTGTCATCAGTCTTCCTGCTGTTTCTGTAGCAATTTGCATGTCTATATCAAAGAATGCTATTGTATCTGTTAAAGCGTATTTTGCTATTAAGTTTCTACATCCATGAGAATTGAAACCTAAGTTTTCAGTTACTTTCCATAGTTGTAATGAAGGACCATAATCAGGTAAGTCCCAGTCTTTTAATATATCTAAAGCTGGTATTTGTTCTGAGCCGTCGTCTACTAAGAATATATCTATTAGTGAAGGCCACTCTCGCCATATAGGTAGCAGGTTAGCTAACTGCTTGTCGTCCTCAAAATAAGTATACCCTATTGTAAGTCTAGGCTTCTTCTGTCTTGAGCTTTGTAACGTCTGTTGCTGGGAAGTCAATATCGTCTCCATATTTTAGCTGGAAATTCTCATTATGTGTTAATGAGTCTTTGATGTAAACTTCATATCCTGAGAACACTTCAATAACCTGTTCAGACATCTTGCCTTCTAATGTGTGCTGGAAACCGTCTACCATTCTACCAATCTCTGATAGCGTAGGCTCTCCCTGGCAATAACCAATTATATACTCGTTACTTCCAATTGGTTGCCACATAGGGAAGTCTTTTGAGACGCCCTTCGCCTCCCACACTCTAGTGGTAGCTACTACTTTCAGATCTTGCATTGTATAACTCCAAATTATTTTCTACTTTACTTATATCTATATCATTTTTAGAAGCGATATCCTGTGCAGTAAATTTCCAGTAAGCTCTGAACTCACCATGTACTGCTCGTTTCTCTGCGTTAAGGCAGTTAACCACTCTACGAATTGCTGTCGTTTTTTTCATTATCTATTTCCTCGGGTTTAGCTTGGTAAGTCGGCATCGCGTCTTTGTAAGCTGTTAATTGATCTGTCTGGCTGGTAAATATTCTTTGTCTAAGAGATGTACTACTGAATGAGTGATCTCTTACATTGTAGAATAATTCTATTCCACGATCTAAACATATCTGCTTAGCCGTAAAATCTATATCTCTATATTCTGTTCCGAGAATCCTTACATTTAAAGGGAGGGTGAGGAACAAGTCCTCTAATTCTGATTCTGTAGAGTACATAACTATCTCATCAACATACTTTACAGCAGCTAATTGTATTTGTCTCTCTACTATACTTTGTATTGGTTTGCTCTTAGATTCTCTATCATAAGTTGGATCTACTTGCAGCGCTGCTATCAGGTAATCACAATGTCTTTTGGCCTCCTCCAGCATAACCACATGTCCAGCATGTAATAAATCGAAGGTACTACAGGTAATTCCTATCTTGCCACAGTCTTTGTAATCTAGCCTCATATTTCTATCTCCACCGCTTGCACATTTTTAGAATTTGTTCTAACAAGTTCATAATCCGCATCGCCCAAATAACATAACAAAAGGAGAAGTAGATTGCTTAAAATATGTTTCCACTTTTTCCACAAACCACATTATATATACTCCCAACATACTATTAACACAAAATCAACACAATTCAATTGTCTATCCCAATAATTCAATTCGCCACTCGTCAACAACATCAATAACATAAGCTAAGAAATCATCTTCAAAGTCTACATCATCAAACCCTTTTTTAAACCAACCGCCAGACTCTTCTCTCATTTTCTCGTTAACATACACACCGGCAAAGTTTAAGAACTCATCCTCATACGTCATGCTAAGTTTAACATTTATATCAAATGTTCTTAAGTGTTCCAACAAGTTTTCTAAAAACTTATGAGGGGATATCCAAGCAGACTTTATTTCTACTTCTGTTCCCATGAACTTAGTAAGCTCTGCTGTCCTAGGTCCTATCCATTCGTCCATGAAGTGTGTGTCTACTATCTCCTCATTTGTAGGGAAGAAAGTACAATAAGCTATATCAACCTCATTGAATACTTCTAGTTCTGTGAATACTCTTAAAAATGCTGCCTCAGCTTCTGAGTTACTTGTTTCTATTTGTATAGTTGAATATACATTATTTGCCATGCTTTTGCTCCCTTTGTCTAACGAATGTTTTTGCTGTGTCTACAGCTAGGTGCCAACCACCTACATATTCCGTAAAAACTAAATCGTCTTTACTGAAAAATTCTACTTTGTACAGGTCTGTGTCTTTAAACGGTTTTACTTCTGCACGGAAAAATTCGTTACCAAAGGTAGCTTCTAACTCTTGTATTTTATTCAACGGGGTATCTATCCCCTGCAAAATTGAGTTGCCTACTGCTGAGAATGTCTAACTTCTCTTGGTTGTTTGCTATAATTTCTATTTGAGTATCTATTGATTGAATTATGTCTGGATGCTCACCTATTCCCATAGGGTTTTGTAAGTATACTCTGACATTAGCTTTGGCTGCTGCTATGTTGCCTCTGTATAGTTGTTCTAATCCGTCTATTAAATCTTTACTCAAATCTGTCATGTTGTTTCCTTATATTATCTGGAGCTTGAGATAGGAGTCGAACCTACGACCTGAGGTTTACAAAACCCCTGCTCTACCAACTGAGCTACCCAAGCGAAACTAGTAGGCCTTTTTGTTTTCTCAGTCCCTGAGTTGAGACAAGTACCTGAAGTACTAGTTTGTGCCATGGTCTCAATTTGTTCTAATTTCATACTATACTTAACTTATGTGGGTTATTGTTCCCACTCTCCTTTTATTTATAGTTGGCCTTTTGATCTCGGACGACCTCGGTGTACCAAACCTCTTAAAAAGTTTGGGGAACAAAAGCCAGGATCACCAGCATTCTGTTCCCCAAGGTGGTTCTAGCTGAAGCTAATACCAGCTGCGTGTGCCGCTGCTACCATTGCTCTGCTAGGAGTACCAAGACGGTAAGTAGGGTTACCTACTGTGTTGGTATTTGTGTAGATAGAATATCCTTTAGATCTCAAAACATTGATCTTTGCAGGTAGTCTATTTACTTTGAGTTTGTGTGTTGCCACAGCGTTACTCAACGCTTTGCCTTGATTCAAAAAGTTTAACACTTTTTGCTCTTGGCTCACTTTACGATTAGCCATTTAGCTCTCCATATTATTGTTGGCAGAATTGCCAGTTTTAGCACCTTCGTTCACAGTCACAGTAGCTGATACAGTATTACCTGTTACTACCGTTCTTGTGGACTTGGGTACATTCCGATACACAACCTTTTGTAACGCATCTCTTACATCAAAGTTGGACTTAATGTCTTCCCTTTGGAGCAAGTAATTAGATGCATCCTTCTTGGTCATGGCTTCCGGCAGCTCAGCGAACCACGTATCGTCGTTCCCTTTTGCCGTAAGTTTCTTAATGCGGGATACCATATCATTTCCGAATCTAGCCTTTGTTTGACCTTTTTCAGTTACGCTATAGCCTGCATAGTTAAATAGTTGTTCTGTCATTTTATCACCTTTATTTACATTTTCTCATTTACAAGTACACATTATAGACTCTTTTAAACCAAGAGTCAACCTTTTTGTGGACCAAAAGCACTATTAAGCTGCTTTTAATACACGACTAATTAAACGCTCCTTCCTATAACTGATACCTTTCAAGTAACAGTACATTCCAGGGTCCATATCTGCGTCTTCAGCAGCCATGTCCCATTTAAGAGCTGTCTGGATATTCCCAGCGCCTATTGAAACTAAATGTCTAAGATGAGCTCTCCATGCTATGGTAGCTCTCTGTTCCCATTTTTGCTCACGCTCTTGAGTCTCATTGGAAGCTTTAATATAGTACTCAAGCTCTTTCTCAAGCTCTGCAACAGACATTCCCATCCAATCAAACCTAGCTCTAAAGCCGTTTGCATCTTTGGACACATCTGAAATCGCACCATAAAGTTCCCACTTAATCGCGTCTTCAATAGTATAAACACCGGATTCATTATACCATGCCACATCGTTAAACTCTGGACTTCTGCCATATTCAGCCATATCATGAGCCTTTTTAGCCTCACAAAATGCTTCTAATGTTACGAAATCTTGTAGTGTTGGTTGCTGTGTCATAATCTTTATACCCTTTTATTTAATTATACCGTTATTATGCACTCTTGAGGACCATAAGTCAAGCACTTTCTGCTATTCTTTTGAAATCTTTTCCAGTGTCAAATCAAGCGGTTAGGCGTAATGTAAATATGTTTGTAGGTTATATTTGGTTCCTTCGTCGGGCATGTTCTCAATTATAGGGTATTCCCACGTTGGTGGGTATACTACTACCCTTCCTTTGATGGATTCAACACCTACACCCTGCCGAGGGAAATTAGTCATTTTCTCGTTATCTTCGAGGAAGAATAGGAATCCTATCGCTCTGATGGCGCTTTCATGATTGACTACATCAATATGTGGTTGGATTTCATGTTCTTCTGTAGAATCGTACTTTCTGATTTTTAATGATTCCAGTCCTTTATGAGCAATCATATTAGGGAGATTCAAATCCTGTAAGTAATGCTCATATAGTGTCATAATGTGATCTTTCAAGTCATTATGTACTTCCTCACCGTCGTGGTACTTACTGTAAGCATATTGGATACAGTGGTTACCAGCGTCTTCTTCGTTTATCGTATCCCACTTTTCTTTATTTAGGTTGAAGACTTCTATCAAGTCATCACAAAATTTAGGATCTAATGCGCCATCATATATTCTGATAGCACCTATTTGTTTAGCTTTTAATTCGTTTTCAAGAAGTAAAGAGTTCTCCATCAGTTTGATGTTCTTCTCTTCTGCTGTCATTTTTGGAGCTTCTACTGCCCCAGTTTCAATTCCGTTGGTGTCTTCCATACTAACTTTACTCCTCTTCGTGTTAATTCGTTTATAAACTTGCCTTTGTGTTTAGGCTTCCCTTCATTAATCGCTTTGATTAATTCTTCAGTTGATGTTTGCCCCACATAGTAGTGCTTTATTCTTGTTCTTTTAGTAGGTCTTCCGTCTGGACCTTTAATGTATTCTTTGTGGCTTGGTTTAAATTTTGGGGGCATTCTCTCTCCTGTTATATAATTATTTTCCTTTTGTGTATGCTTGTGAACCAAAGAAGGCTGCTACAATACCTGCAACGGCTACAAAATATGTAGGTGCCATTGATCCTAGTGTTGCTTGTGCCTCGCTTAGTCCCGCTAAACTAGCAGTAACTACGGCGAATGGATATAGTAATAGTCCGCCTAAAGCAAACCACGTCATCTTCCTCTGTGCGTCTCGCATCGCATCTGCGTCTTCGAGTTCTTTTCTCTTGAACTCTAGAAACATCTCTTCTTCTCTTTTGGATACCTTACCGTCACCATTTGTATCTGCTGGGTGAACATGTTTCGATACCTCTTTTACTTCCTCAGTCATGTGTAAATAACTCCGTGTAATTTTTATTCTTGCCTTTAGACTTTAGTAATTGGTTTACTAATTCATTATTATTTATACTTGTCTTTAAAGTAGCAAAAGGGATATAGCCAAGTCTTAGTGAGGGATCTCCCCTTTCTGGAAGTCCCAACCTGTCTTGTAGTTTTTGTCTAACTGTTTCTGCTTTATCCTCAAATCTTGTTACTTGATCTTGAGGCAAAGTATCACCTAGCCAACACATAAATCCAGGACGTGCAAACTCCTGAGGCTGGTATTGTTCTTCAGCAATATCTAAATCATTAGAGAAAACGATCTCTGCAAAATGTTTGCCTACATGTGAATAATTAATATACAATGTTCCAAAGTCTCTATTTAACGTGAACTCAGGATAATCATCTTTACCTATTACCATTTGAGCATTAGGGTCTCCAAACATGTATCCCCATCTTGGAGGATAACCATTAGTTATTAGCTCATGATAGTGAATAAGATTGTTAAGTCTGCTGTGGTCCTCTGATGGCTCCCTATATGAAGCGAATATTTCGTGTAGCTCATTCATACCTTTTGTCGTATCCATTTTCAACATGAACGCCAGCTTGTCTATTTCATCTTTTACTTGGGTTTCTGTTTCACCCATGAAATAGAATTCCTTTGAGGTATTTTCGTTAGTACCAAAGAAAGCAGCGAACCTTTGAGCTACTGGGGTGTCAAGGACTTCCCACTCTATGTCGTTAAAATTTAAAGTCTTCATACTTTTTTTCCGTTTTTCCACGATCGAATACAGGAATGTCTATATTCGCATCAGTAAGTTGTTGTTGTGCAGACTCATCAAGGTCGTATAGTTTCATTCTAGCTCTATCAACACCTATCATAAATCGTTTGTTTCTTGTAGGATCAGCATATCTGTTTTTCAACTGTTTAATCATAAACTGCCCCATTTGTTCTAGTTCTTCTGTACTAATAATAGCAAACATTAAGTCTGCTGTAGCAGGAAGACCAAAACTCTCAGAAGTATCTGTTAATGAGACATCACTATTATCGTAACCACCTCTTGTTGTTTGTGTAGCACTTACAATAGGAACGTCTTGTTCAACAGCCAACCCTCTAAGCTCTTCTGCTATACTCTTAATAACTGTATAAGAGTTAGCGCTACTCCCAGGCCTAAATCGACTACTAGAACATATATTCAAATAGTCAATGAATATAATGTCTGGGAAGAAACTTCTTTTTAATTTCAGTTCATTTATTAAAGATTTAAAATGTCCACTATGTGCAGATGCTGTAGGGTATTCCTTAATAATAAGTCTACCTTCTATCTTATCATTAATCTTTTTAATCCTATCATCATACATTGCCTTAGATAAATCTTTTAACTCTCCAATAGGCATGTTCATTAAGTTAGCGTCTATACGTTCAGCAATTCTTTCTTCGGACATTTCTAGTGTTATATAGAGTACATTTTTACCCTTAGAGATTGCTGCCGACGCCATATGACACATAAACAGGGACTTACCAACACCAGTGCCTGCTAGTGCTATGTTTAAAGTTTTATTGCTTAAACCGCCTTCTGTTATTCTATTAAACATATCTAGATCAAACTCTACCTTTTCTTCTAACCTATGATAGAAGTCATATCGTTTCTCAGCATCTTCAATAAAATCATGTCCAATGTTCGTATCAAATCCTACAGCCAATGCCTCAGACAAAATACTAGGCAAAGCATCTGTAGATTTGTCTTTATCTTTACCATCTATAATTTGTATAGATTCCATTACTCCTAAATACAGAGCTTTATCCTTACAGAATTTTTCAGTCTCGTCTATTAGCCAATCCCTGTTAACCTCATCACCATTTAAAGTGTTAATAAGTTCTAAGCATTGTTCATGACTGGATTCATTTAAAGTAGTATCCTCATTAACAGCCAATAGTATTGCTTGTTTGCTAGGAGGATTGTTATACTTTTCTACAAAGTCATGTATAATCTTAAATACCTTCTGATCTTCATACTGCATGAAGTATTCAGGCTTTAGAAAAGGAATAACCTTACGAACATACTGATCGTCCTTAACTAAATTTTCTAGGATTACTTGTTCAATTCTGTTCTTCAATTTTTATTACCTTGCTATATTCATTATATACATCTTTAACACATGTCTCGCATATATAAAGATCCTGTTCTTCGGTGTGGAAACAGTAGGACTTATCATTCTTGCCTAACTCTTTCTCACACTTATCACACTTTATCGTATTCTTGTTGAATATCTTCATCTGATACTTCCTCCGCCATCATCTCTACAGAGCCAATTGTATATCTTGCCTTAACCCACTCTGAGAATCTCGTGTCTGATAGTATCGGAAGCCAAAAGTCTTTACCTAGATCTTTTAATCTAAATTTAACGTCTGCTACTTCTCCTGTGTCAGGATCTATTTTCTGATACCAACCATTACTAGGTTTAATTACAAAGCCTCCTTCCATAGCCATGTCTAATAGACCAGACCATTTGCTTATGCCGTTCTCCCATGTAACATCAACAACAATTTTAGACTTCTCTCTAACAAACCTAGACTTTTCTACGTTAATTACAAAATCATATCCTGTAACCTCTGTGCCTGTTTTTTGTTGTCGTCTACCAATAATAAAAATGTTATCTGCTGAGTAATATATTCCTGTGCCACCACTAACAACATCTTTAGGAAACAATCCTATTTCTTTGTATGTGTGGTTAACAACAATTGCTGGGATATCTTTAATAGTCAGGTGAGGAGTTACCATTCTAAATAAGGATTTCATTTGTTTAGCTCTTGTCATGTCAGCTACGGATTTACCTTCTAACGCATCTTCTACTTCTTTCTTAGAAGCTAAGTTACCAACCGAGTCAACAACAATCATTAGATGGTCTTCTCTTTCAACACCATTTAACTGTTGCATTATATCATGTTTCAACTGTTCTATATCTGAGATAGGTGTATGTAATATTTTCTTAGTATCAATATCAAATGTCTCAAAATAAGATTGAGGAGCTCCAAACTCTGAGTCGTAAAACAATACCACTCCATCTTCATATTTGTCCTGGAACGCTTTAATTAACAACATAGCAAATGCTGTCTTAAAATGTTTACTAGGACCTGCAAATACTGTAAGTCCAGGTGTTAGTCCACCATCTAATCTCCCACTCAATGCAACATTAACTGCTGGTACTGAGGTTTGTATTAGATCCTTTTCTCCAAAGAATTTACTCTCTGTTAGAATAGCTGTTTCTTTAATTGTAGAATTCTTCTGCAATCGCTCTGTTAAATTACCCATCATCTCTCCTTCTTTTGTTAGCCTCTACGGCTGTGTTCATTATATTATGTAAATTATAGCATAGGCTAGAAGCATGAGTCAAGTCCTTTGGTAAACAAGTACCACCAAAACCTTCCTTATTATCTGGACCAGGAACAGCCCAATGTGTTCCCCCTAAATTTACGTCAGATTCTAAAAATACTCTTAGTACATTATAATCCATTTCTAGGAAACTATCACACATTTCCTTAAAGTCATTTGCCAATGCAACTTTCATTGCTAGTGCAGCGTTTCGTGCCATTTTCATCATAGATGCTTCTTGAGGGCGAACAATAAAAATTTCCTTAGGTGAACTAGTATTCTTAATCCACTCATTAAATAAGTTAACTTCACTGCTACCTACTACAATTGGCAAGTCCATATCATCTACGTCCTCTTGCCAATGTCTTTCTCTCAAAAACTCTGGCATTACGATTGCTCCATTTTCTCTTGCATACTTTAAACATTGATCTGGACCTATTGTACTTCTTATAATAATTTGTACGTCTCTAGGTATTTCTGCGATCACACTATCTATAATACTAATGTCTAATCTGCCATCATTTAGGTTAGTAGGAACACATATAAAGGCAAAATCAATATCTTTCCAGTCTTTAATAACTTTGTCTTGAAATTTATCATGTATCTGTATTACTGAGTCTTTGGTATATTTGTTTAAAAAATATTCCGTAGCTTTTCCTACAAATCCATAACCTACTATGGCTACATTCATACCATTTCCTCTACAACACCAAGTGTCTCGGCTAGTATTAATAATCCACCTGCCATTGGCAAGTCTCCTAACATAAGATAACATCCTGCGATAATTCTAATACCGCTCTTAATCATACTTACTATAAAATGTCCGTCTATGTTCATGAAAATAAATCCTCTAATGTTGCTTGAGGCTCTGTATTCCACCCCAAAGGTTGTAAAATGTTTTCCAAAGGATCTGTAAATGCCTTCTGGAATATTAAGTCGTAGTCTACATATTTGTTTAAGTCAAACTCTTTAGGGAGCTTACCGATAAAAGCTATTGTATTTTCATGTAGACTGTTAGGTTCTTTTAAATACAAAAATTTAATTTTATCGCCGTCTTGTATCATCTCATACTTTCGTTTAAGATCATGTTTCTTCATCAAGTCATTATATAGTAAAGAACCTCGAACGTGAATAGGAGTTCCTTTAGTGTATATGTGAGATGTAGACTTGTATTTTTCTAAGTTGTTACAGCCTCGAGGAAACGCTATTTCCTCAGGAGTCTTAGACATAAAGTCTGTTCTAGCATTAAGTATAAAACCTTGTAAGTGTTCTT